GGAGCCAAGCTCGGTCAGCTCACGCTCACCCCGATCCAGCGCATGGCCGACGCGGCCCTGAAGCAGCAGCAATCGATCGAGAAGGCCGCGAAGAACGCGGGGCAAGTGCTGCTCGGCGCGGGCTCGCCCAAGGCGCTCCTCGCCACCATCAGCGTGGGCCGCGTGCAGGACGCGGTCGCTCAGGCGCAGGCGCTGCAGGACCCGGCCTCGCCCGAGTCCGGGCGCCTCCGGCAGGCCGTGAACGAGATCGGCCAGGACGACCCGGCCTTCGCCCAGGCCATGGAACAAAAGCAGCGCCAGCAGGCCGCATTCCTGGCCGAGAAGGCGGGCCCCGTGAGGGACGAGGGCGACCCGTTCGCGACGGGCCCCGCGCCCCGCGACAAGGTGGCCGCGCAGCAGCTCGGCCGCTACGTGGCCGCCGTGGACGACCCGGGCGAAGCGCTCCTGCGTGTGTCCCAGGGCATGGGATCGGCGGAGGACCTGGAGGTGCTGCAGACGCTGTACCCGCGCATCTACGACGTCTGGGTGAAGCGGGTAGAGGCGCAGCTGAAGAGCGCCAAGAAGCCGCCGACGACCGCGCAGCGCCAGCACCTGCACCGCGCCACGGGCATCCCCTTGTCGCGCGAACAGCAGCCGGACGCGCTCCTATTCCTGCAGCGGGTGGGCAACGCCCCGTCTGACACGGAGCAGCCGCCCCCGCCCGCGTCGGGCAAGGGCATGGACATCGACCCGGAGAAGCACTTCGGGTCACGCAGCGACCAGATTCTGGCAGGTGGCGAGTGAACGCCGCCCGCGAGATTACGCCGCAGCAGGCTGCCGCCGAGCTCGGCCGGCGCGCTCGAGCGCAGCTCATGCTCGTGCGCGACACGCCCGAGTTCAAGCGCTGGGTGGCCGAGGACATCGACGCGGGCCTCCACCCGCACCAGCTCGAAGCCGCGAAGAGCCCCGCGCGCTTCAAGGCGTACTGCTGCTCGCGCCGCGCGGGGAAGACGAGCGTGGTCGCGCGGGAGATCGTGAAGGCGCTCGAGAAGGCGAAGCGCAAGCAGTGGGTGCTGTTCATCGCGCCCACGCTCGACATCGGCAAGGACTTGATCTGGGCGGAGCTTCAGGAGCTGCACGACCACTACCAGCTCGGCTGGAAGTTGCGGGAGGACCGCGGCTACCTCGAGACGCCCGCGGGGGCGAAGTTCCGCATCGTGGGCCTCGACAAGCTCAAGCAGGTGGCGAAGCTGCGCGGCTACGACGTCGTCCTGTTCGTCACGGACGAGACGCAGACCTACGAGCACCTGCTGCAGCCGCTCCTGGACGCCGTCTCGCCCGCGCTCACCGGGCGGCGCGGCACGTGGATCTCAGCGGGCACGCCGGGCCCCGCCCTGCGCGGCTTTTGGTACGACCTGTGCCACGGCGGCGAAGGGTTCACCGCGTTTCACTGGACGATTCTTGACAACACGAAAAATCCCCGGCCCGGCGCGGAGGTGCTGCGCGAAGAGCGCGAGCGGCGTGGCTGGAACGAGGACCACCCGACCTACCGCCGCGAGTGGATGGGCGAGTGGGTGGAGGACGCGAACTACCTCGTGTGCGAGTACGCGTCCGAGCGCAACGCGATCGCGGCCTTGCCGGACGACTACGGCGCGCACTGGAAGCACGTCATCGGCATCGACTACGGCTACGTGGACCCCTGCGCGTGGGTCGTGCTCGCGCTCGACCCTTACTCGCGGCGCACGGTCGTGGTGCACGGCGAAGAACACGCGCGCCTGACGAACGACCAGGCCGCGGACGTCACGAAGGCGCTCGTGCTGCAGTACAAGACTACGCTCGTGGTGTGCGACCCGGCCGGCGGGGGCAAGCCGTTCTTCGAGCTGTTCAATGCGCGGTTTGGCAAGCAGCTCGGGTGCACCATCCGCCACGCGGACAAGGTGGACCTGCTCGGCTCCATCAGCCTCCTGAACACGGAGCTTCGCTGCGTCGTGCGCGAGGGCGCAGGCGGCGGGCGCATGACGGTCGTGGCGAGCGCTGCGCCGAACCTCGTGCACCAGCTCGGCATCCTGCGCTGGAAGGACGACCGGCACGAGGCGGTGCTCGAAGGCGTCCTGTACCCCGACCACAGCGTGGACGCGCTCAGGTACGCGCTGATCGAGATCGCGCCCTGGGCGGTGAAGCAGAAGCCGGGCGAGCAGACGCCAGAACAGCGTGCGCGCGTGGAGCGTGCGGCGCGTATTCGCAAACAAGCGGCCCGCCAGTGGTGGGACCGGGACCGGAGGTAGCTATGGGGACGCACTCAGAAAAGGCCGCGATGATCTCGGGGCCCATCATCACAGCCAACGCGCTCGGCGTACTCACCGCAGACCCTACGAACATCACCGGCACCGTGCGCTACGCGGTCACGACCGCATCGCAGGGCGTGCCGCTGCCCGCGGCCGTGGCGGACCCGCAAAAGAAAAGCACGCTCGGCACGCGCTTTCTGTGGGTGCTCGCGTCGGGCTGCAACGTGCAGCTCTCGCACGGCGCAGGGGCGGCTCCTACGCTCGTGTTCAACCAGCTGTCGGCGTTCGGCACGGGCCATGTGGCCGCCGGCCCCACGTTCGCGAACGGCCAGGCGCGCGAGTACGTGGTGCCCCCAAACGCGACGCACCTTGCGTTCATCGGCGACGCGGCGGGCTTCATCGAGTTCTACGTGTCTGATGGGCTGGGGCGGCCGTGAGCAGGCGGCCACGAGGCGCAGGCAACGCGCGCGGCGGGCGTGGTGGAGGGCGTGGGGGTGGCGGTGTTGCGCCGCCCGTGCTCGAAGCGCCCGAACTCGTGCCGGGGCTGATGGCGTGGTTTGACTCGCGCAGCTCGAGCTACTTCACGATCGCGACGGGCGTCAGCGCGTGGGCGTCACGCGGCGGCGCGCTCGGCACGTCGCTCGCGTGGGTGCAGGCGACGCCAGCCAATCAGCCCGCCTACCTGGCGTCTGTCGCGGCAATGGGCAATCGCCCGGCGGTGCAGTTCGACGGCGTGGACGACTGGCTCGACGCGAACAGCCCCACCGCTGGCACGCGCCTGCACAATGGCCTGGGCGCGAGCACCTTCCGCATCGCCCGGCTCGACAGCACGGGCGGGGCCACACAACGCCTGCTGAATAGCGCAGCGAACGCCACCGGCATCGGAGTGCTCCATCAGTCTTCGCTAACCCTGTTCACCCTGCAGGTCCTCAACGGGACCGGCACAGCAGTCAACAGCTGGAATCTTAGCACGCTCGCACACTACGCCCGCGACGTCTCGCGCTGGCAAATGTGGGGGTATGCGACGGGCACGATGCACTCCCGAGTCAGCGGCAGTAGCCTCACGAATGCCGACACGGGCGGCCCGCCCAGCACCAGCAACTCAACAGCTGCCCTGAGGGTGGGCGCATCGAACGCCGCCACCTTCCCGATGAAAGGCTGGGTGTGCCAAGAGATCCATTACGACCACGTGCTCACCGCGGGCGAGACCACGCAGCTCGCGAACTGGGCCGCTGCCGAGTACGGCGTCGCCGCCTAACCGGGCAGCCGAATGTAGACGGCGTCTACATGCCCGCGTCTGCTCGCCGCTTGGCGCCTCCACCGCCCGGGGTGATACGATCGCCCGGGAGGAGGCGGTCATGCGCGCGTGGGGGCTGTGGGCTGTGCTGGCGCTGGCAGGAGTAGGCTGCGCGCCGAAGGTCGTGTCAGGCGGCATCGAGGTGTACGAGAGCGTCTGGGAGCGCACGGACCGCGACCTGCGCTACCGGGCGGCCATGGAGCTGCGGTGCGACCACGACATCGTGCGGCTCACGCTCGTGCAGCGGCAGGGGAAGTTCCCGGTGCTCGTGCACGCGGAGGGCTGCGGCGCCCAGGCGCTCTACAGCCGGCAGCTGCGGCGCCACCACGGCCAGTACACGGACAAGAACTCGGACTGGGTGGTGGAGTCGAAGAGCGCCGCCGAGCAGCCTGCGCTCAGCCAATACCCGTAGCCGCCCGCCGGGCAGCGGAATGTTACCACCGCAAACATGTGCGCTCAGTCTGACAGGCAGCGCGCGCGCACGTACTCGGCCACGCTGTCGCAGCCTGACGCCTTGGCACGCTTCTGGAGCAGGGTGTGCTCGGCTGCGGTGAGCTTGATGCGCAGGCTGCGGTCCGCCACGGTGCCGTCCGCGGTGCGCGCGCGGCGGCCTGGGGGCTGGCCGGTCGGTTTGCGGGCCATCAGACGAGCTCTACGATGCGGGCCTCGTCGGCGCCGGCCTCGCGCACCATCGCCAGCGCGTCCTCGGCCGCTGCGTGCGTGGCGAACGTGCTCGCCTCGTCGTCGCCCAGGCCCGTCTGGTTGAGCGTGCCCGCGACGCCCGCGCGCCATCCGCCCGTGCTCCCCGCGAAGTCGCCGCGCACCTGCACATGGTAGCGCGCGCAGGCCGCGGCGTAGACCGCGCTCACGTACTCGCGCCACTCGTCCGCGCCCACCGAGGCGTCGTCGCCCTCGAGGCCCACCAGGCCCTCCTCCAGCAGCTCCTCGCGGGTGATCCGCCCGTCGCGCAGTCGGGCGATGTCGTCCGCCACGCCGACGGCGTGGATGCCCGCCATCTCGAGCCTGCGCGCGACTTCCAGGCTCATCTTCACGCCGCCGATCACCACATCGCCGTTCGCCATGACTTCTCTCCTCCTGCCCGCCGGGCAGCTTAATGTTACCACCGCAAACATCGTGTCCCACATGTGCGCGCATCAGCGGCCCAGCGGGCGGGCGCCCGGCAGCTGCGACCAGAACACCTCCTCCGCGCTGGGCCCCTCCGGCGAGAGGTAGGCGACCCACGTGCCGTCGAGACGGCGGCCCACGTGCGTGACCTCGCGCTGGATGCCGTTCAGCTCGAGCGTGCCCCGCACCTGGCGCTCGACGTCACCCCGGGAGGCGGTGCCGCTGTGCGTGCGCAGCGTGAACAGGGCCTTGTCGTCGGCGGTGACTACGATGCTGTCGATCACGTTTCTCATAACTTCACCAGTTTTTCGGGAGACCGAATATTGACAGCGTAAACACCCACCTGTGCGCGCTTCCGGGCCGGCGAATGTTACACCCACTCACATCGACCTGTGTGCGAGCCGCGCCGCCCGTGGGCGTCCGCCCTCAGCGGGCCTTGTAGGCGTCGCGCATCGCCAGGGCGACCGTGAGGCGGTCGGCGTTCGAGAGCCCCGCCTTCGCCACCTGTGCGTCCAGGGCGGCCATCGCCTTCATGCGGGCCATCGGGCTGGAGAGGGTGGCAATCTTGCGGGCGGCGGCGAGGAGCTTCGTCATGGTCGTCTCTTCTTTCTTCCGGGGTCGTCTCGTCCGCCCCACAAGATAAGAATAGCGCGGTGCCAGTTGAGTGTCCACGCAAATCGACACTGGGCAGTGCGAATCTCAGAAGCCCCCGCGGGCCAGTCCCCGTCAGGCGTAGACCGCGAAGCCGGCGGCGGTGAGGGCGCTCTCGAGGACCATCTTGGCGCGGCGGATGGGCAGCTCGTCCGTCTTGGCGGCGCGCAGGCTGGGGCGGTAGCCCTTGGCGCAGGCGGCGGCGAGCTCGGCGTAGGTGGCGAAGGCGGTGGCGAGGGCGGCGGCGGTGTTCTTGTTCATGGTGGTCTCTTTCTTTCCGGGGCCGTCTCTCGTGCCCACAAGATAAGTATGGACCGGGGAGAGTTGAGTGTCCACTCATCATGCACCGTCTCATGTTGATTTTGCGGGCGGTGTGCGCCGGGTGGGTGTTTCTGCGTGTAACATCCGCCGGGCGGCGGCGTCTGACAGGTAGGTGTTTACGACGGTAACATTAAGGTCCCGCGAATCTGTCAGCCGGGGTTGGCAAACTCTCCGTGCAAACGCGCGGCAGCTGCGCAGTAGGCCCGGTGGGCGTCCTCGGCGTCTCTGTACAGACCCAGCTGGCGCTTGCGGCCATGCGCGACGATGCGGGCTTCCCATTTCCCGCAGTGGGCAACCCACACGACGCCCTTGTAGCCCGACGAGTTGCGCTTGCCGCGGCGCTTGTTTTGCGCGTTCTGGGCGTTCGTCGCCAGCCTCAGGTTGGCGCGCCTGTTGTCGAGCGGCTCGCCGTTGCGGTGGTCGACCTCCAGCTCGGCTGGCGCAGACAGGAGCGCTCGGTGTAGGCGCACCGTCCTCTGCGTGTCGCCGCCGTAGTCCGTGCGCACGGCGTACCAGTCGTTGTGGGGACCGCGGTACGCACACCAGCTCCACTGGCCAACCCACGCCGCGTCAGCGCTGTCGACAAGCGACGTCTTCCCGCGCGTCAGGATGACGGTGTGCGTGCCGTCGCCGTTGTCGACAAGAGGCCTTGCTGGCTTGCTGCGCATGCTCCACTCCGGATGTGTTTACGGCGGCAGTTCAGCGCAACGCAGCCTCGATGCGCGCCAGCGTGTCGATGGCGGGCTCGTCGCCGCTGCGGGTGAGCGCCTCCCGCACGCGCTCGAGCGTCGCCAGGGCGGCGATGCCCATGCCCTTGCCGACGGCGCACCACGCGCGCTCGTAGCGTCGGCCGCTCGCGAACAGGTCCGCGGCGGCGTCGTGCTGCGCCTCCAGCTCGGCCACGCGGGCGCGCAGCTCCGCGTTCTCGCGCTCAGCGTTCTGCCAGATGTGGCTCATGCTCATGGCGGTGCGGGGTTGTCGGCGCACTGGTTGTTCTGCGTCAACGCGAACACGTCGAGGAACGGCGCGATCGTGAACGGCACACACGCCGCCCGGGTCGCCGCGGTGGCGAAGAACGTTGCGTCACAGGCGGCCTCGAACGCCTCGCCGCACGCGTCCGTGGCGAGCCGTTCGAACAGGTCAGCG